AGCTTCGAGTTCGTCAATAGTTTTAATTTGAACCATTTTAGAATCCTACCTCTTCTTCTGTTGGTTTGTAGTATTTACCTGCGAGAATGTCTTGTGCAACTTTACTTAAACCTTCATATCCTTGTCCTCTTGCATCTTTCAAAATTGGTGAAAAGTCTTTACCAGATTTTTCAACAGTTTCTAGTGCTGCACTTGGTCTTGGAGTTTCAGTTGTAAAGTTGTGTTGAGATTTTGTAACTAATTCGGCTTTCTCGGATGATCTTAATCCACCGTTGTCAGTGGAAGGTTTATCATCACCAGATCTATCACTATCCAATCCGGATTGATCTCCTTGTGGATATGGTTTTTCTGGTACTTTAACACTTGCACCTACGTCATCTCCACCTTCAGAACCTGATGGTTTCAATGGTAAGTCGCTTGGTGTTTCAAGAGCTTTTAATCTTCCATCAATTGATTTGATAGAATCGTGAACGCCAGTTTGACCTTCAGCGAGTGATTTGATTTGCTCTACGAGAGTGTCGATTGAAGTCTTGATAGCATCAGCTTTGGTTTTTTCTTCTTCATCGTGTTCGGCAGTTTTATCTGCTTCTTCGACTTTAGAAGGTTTTTCCTCTACTGGAGCTTCTTTCTTCTCTTCTTCTACAATTTTGTTGTCAGAATCGCTCATGTTATTATTATATTTAACTTTTTCGGGGTTTATATATTTTTCTGTTTTAACCTCTGAAACTTGATTTAGTATCTCATTTCCTTGTTGTGCTGTATTGTATGCTCCTAAACCTCTAACTCCCATACCTCTACCTTGAGTTGCTTGATCTTTTTCAATAATATCTCCTTCTTCTGGATTTTTTGGTTGTGGATGACCTGTTCCAGTGAAATCTTCTTTAATTTTACGTCCAGAGCTGGAATTCTCGTCTACATCTTGATTAAACATACCGTGTTGTGTCTGATCAGTCTCAGCATCTGATACGCCTTCTTTACCTTGATCACTATCATCATCTTTGTTTTTAACGAATGAACCTACTATTTTCTCTGCTTGTTCATGTGTTTTACCATCTGCTACTAGTTTTGCTACTTTACCTTCAAATGTATCAGCTTCTGTTAGGTTGGCATCTTTAGTTACGGCACATCCGAATTTATCACAATTTATCTTCATCTTACCGTTGTCAAGAACCTTTCCTTGAGTTACTGCTTTTGCCAATGGGTTAAAGTCAGTTATTAATGCTAATGGTACTGCTGGATCTTCACAGACTGCTACCTCATAATGTTCCAAGTCTTTTAGTGCATATGCTACTGAACCATCCTTCATAGTGATTGGTTCTCTTTCTGCTTTGGTTGCACCACCGAATGATAAGCCTTTATACTCACCACTCTTGATTTTATCCCAAATCTCATCATCTAATTCATAATTCTTATGTATTTTACCTGTGATTTTTATAGCTGGTATCTCAGTACCTTCTTCATCTTTAATCTCTAATCTTGCAAAATTAATACCTTTTCCTACTACCCTATTGGTATGAGTATCTGTAATAGGTGCCCCTCTATCCATCCAGACAGGTAGGACTTTCATTAGCTCATCAGTTACTGTAATTTCATTTTGTTTATCTCTCATTTGAACTGTGAGTATTCCTTCAAAGAATCTCTCTTCAGAATTGATTGGTTCTAGACTCTTAGTTAGGGTTTGTTTAAAAAACAATGGATCCATGTCTATTAACAATTCATTCATTAAGTATATAAAGTTTGATAAAAAAAGGGATGTAGGGTGGGTAATTTACCCAAAATATTGCCTACTCTTACTCTTTCTTTGCCTTTGAAACAGCGAAGTCTGCTGCGAAGCCGGTAGTTAGACCAATTAAGCCTAGACCAACCAAACCAACTCCTTCTACTGCAATAGTCTGTGAGACTGCAATTGCAGCAAATGTGGAGATGATTAGAGCACCTGCGAGCTTTCTTGCTGAGTATGCGTTATCCTCAGAGTTCAAGTAGCCACGTAAAGTGTTCAAGCCTGCACCAATTACTGCTGCTACAACAGTGATTAATACTGGATCGACCATGTCAGCTCAACAGAATACCGTTATATAAACTTTATTTAAAAACTAGGCATAGGAAGCAAAACTTATCATGAAACTCTTTTATCCATTCACAAGATCTCTTATTTTCTTTTTTTGTCATTCTGTTTACCCCACTCTGATGCTTCTTTAGATATAGCAAGACCTGTTACAAAGGCTGCTGAAATTAATGCGATTGTTATAGACATTTCAAATGAAAGACCTACGTCATATATGGATTCGGCTACATTACCACCCACTAATGGAGAGAAAAATGAAACTCCAAAGTTTCCGGATATACGGGCTGCTGATCGTGCTACGTTCATATAATTATGATATATTTCTAGTATATAATTATTTCATCGGTCTTAGGAATTTCTTATCCACCAGTTCTATAAGAATTAACGGATCTGAATTCACGAGGTCAAAAAACAACATATCTGCATTAGATTGTCCTTTATAGTGACCACATCTATAACAAATCCAAATATCATGTATATCATCAGTATAACCATACATACGTTTATCACATGATGAACATTTTATTTCTTCTGTCATATCGAAAAAGGGAATCGTTTATTAATAAGTTTTCCCTTGAATTCTTATGGCTACAACATTCCATGTATATGATTCTTTTAGTACATATAGATCTGTGTATAAAAACAAATATGACTCTATTTTATTTGAAACAGATGTGAAAGATTTTTATATTAAAGGGGATAAGTTATGGATAGTAACAAATACAAATTTAGAAAAAGAAAGACCAGATCTTAGTAGATCAATAGTTCATTTTAGAAATAATGATATAAGTAAATGGGAAGAAGGTGATGAAAGATTAGTAAAGTATGAAGAATCTAGATATAATCCTAAAACAGATAAACTAGAATTTTGCACTAGACATTTTAGAAAACCACTTCTTATTATGAGAGTTGGTAGATTTCATGGTGACAAACCAAAAAAACCTGTAAAATTAGATTGGACATATAGAATGTATGATATAAGTTTAGATAGGATAAATCTGGTGTTATGTAATGGTTAATCTTGATTTTTTATCTTTAAAATCATTAGGACTTACAAATCACAAGTTAGATGAAATAGCCGATAGATTAGAAACTATACAAAAATTATTAGAACTACTATTAACTCCACCAGATCTTAAAGAATATGAAAAATGGAAATTAGAAAAAAGAAAAGGTTTAGATTAAAACTTTGCCTTACATCCTTTACAAGTTGAGTAACCTTTTGAATGACCATCATTCTTACCCCAAGTCCATGTATAGCCTGCCTTCTTTTTACATTTAGGACAAGCCTGTATAGGATAATTACCTGAACCCCAATCACTCATCTCTTATTACCTAACTCCTTACTCATTATATGCATCCAATCTTTACCGTGTTTCTTTTTCATCCTTAACCAAAATGGATCTGCACCAAACATACCACCTTTCTTATTATAATCTTTCATTACTTTGGCTATTCTCCCATGGCAAGTCTTACAGAATCTAGCATTGATTTGTTCAATATTAAATTTATATTTACCACAAAAATAACATAGACCATAATACTTGTCTGTTATTTTAGCTAAAAGTGGTTCTCTACCTCTTTTACCTGCACAGTCTCCACAAATATCACATATGGTTGCAATAGACACATCTCTCTTGAAACAGTTTATACAGATAGCTTCTTTATAGTTATCTACATGAGTATACTCATCTGCTTGATGTTTATCCCATAGTTTCTTTGTTAGATCGTTTGATTGTGAATTATTATCTAACTTTGTTGCCATTACTGACCTGCCAATTTGATTTGCTTAATTGCGTTCTGTAGAATAACAAAGCCGTTGCTACAACTATAATGATCGACACATTTCTGTGGTACGAGTTCTTCTAGTTCTTTCAAAGAATCTACAACAAGTTTATAGTTATCAGCTTTGTTAATAGGCTTAACAACTGCCTTCTCAATCTCTTCAGCTAAATCTTTATTCTTCTTCTTCTTCTTGAATACCATCATTCCACCTCCCTTCTGTTTCATCTGTTTTATTTTTCAATTGTTTTTCACGTTCAGCATCTTCCCATCTTCTTTGTTCTCCTAGTTCATTCTTTACACATTCTCTTGCTTGACGTACTGTCATACGTGCTACCTTTCGAAGTTGTTCAACTGTTTTGGTTTTTGTCCAACCATAATCCAGTGAGTTTTGTAAAGTATTTTTTACTAGTTCAAAATTATCTGGCGTAATACCATCTTTGAAATTTGATGTTAATTCTAAATCATTCTTTCTTACCTTTCCACCACCTCTAACAGATGCTGCTGGTTTCTTTTCTGGTGCACCTTGTAACATTCCACCTGCTCTTGATGGTCTTTGATGTTTTGGTTCACCTTCAAATCTTTGTTGTTCTTCTTGTGGTGCAGCAGTTCCTCTACCTCGTCCACCCGGTTTCTTTGTTGCTTGTCCTTCTGCTTCCATCATATCTGTAATTGATATAACTGGATCTTTACTTACTTTAAATTCACCTGTATGTGTTCTTGTAATCTCAAATCCTAAGTTCTGTAATGCAGTCATGTTTTCAATCTCTACACCTTGAATTTGTAAGTCTCTTAATTTATCTGTTTCTTCACCAGTCTTTAATTTCAAATCCCAATCATCAACACCTTGTAATAATGATAATTTCTTAAAGAATGCTTGTTGTAATACATCTTGAGCCCACTTAACTGCTCTGTTAGTGATAGTTACTTGCAGACCTTCTTGTGACCAACCAGTAGGAAGTTCACCAAAGTACAAAGGTAACACACCATACACTGCACCAATGATCATTCTTAGTTCTTTTCTAATTGCTGTAAATTCTAATTCTTTTAATGAACCTGTAAAGTCTAACCACTGTGCCATGTTCTTTCCACCTTTATCACTCTCTACAAGTAATGGGTGAATCATGTAAGGATCTTCAGTTGCTTTCTGTTCTAATGCATCCCATGATTTTCTAAATGTTTCATAGTTACGAGAAGCAATAACTAACATACCTCTTGGTGGTCTCATCATCACAAAATAATAACTAATATACTCCTCCATATGTGATAGAGCCATCACTTTAGACCATATAGCATAAATTGGAGAGAATCCATACATTA